GTCGTTCAAAGCGCCGGCAAGCCTCGGCCCCTCAGCAAATTCTCGGCGGACGCGATACACTTGAGACCGCTTCACAAAGCTATCGATGATAGACTGTCGCGCGAGAAGTGGCTGTGCCGTGGTGATTTTACTACTGACGTTCTACAGCGCGCTGGTTTTTCTTTTGTTGAAGGCGAAACCTTGACTTCAGGGGATTACAAGAGCGCCACGGACAACCTTTCGATAGAGGTTGCCGAGGCTATTCTTGACGAGTTGCTTAGGTCCTCGGTCTCTGTGCCGGGATCTATGAAAGCATACGCCATGAAAATCTTGCGTCCCGTGTTGTTCAACTTTGAGCACGGCATAGATGAATTTGTTCCGACGAGAGGTCAGATGATGGGGTCCTTTTTGTCTTTCCCACTGCTTTGCTTGCAGAATAGAATCGCTTTCTTGTACGCAGGCGAGTCTGTTGGGATCGATAATTCGGGTTTCCCGTGTTTGATTAATGGCGACGATATTCTTTTCCGTTCCGGTCCGCACTTCAGTGCGCACTGGATGGATACAGTTGGTCGTCTGTCATTGGAAGTGGAAAAGACTAAGACTAGCGTTTCACCGGAGTACGGTTCGCTTAATTCCACACTTTGTCAGCGTTTCGGCGCTTTTTATCGTGTGGTTGCGACTGTCCGTATGGGAATGTTACGCGAGTCGGAATCTCTTGACACCCTCTCGAAGGGATTTGATGATTTTATTGCCGGCCTGAAGGGCTCACTCCGTTATCGAGCGGCGTTGGCCTGGTTTAGCTGGAACATAGGAAAAATTAGACCCTTAGGTCTGACTACGTGGGACTTGGGCTTCAGAGGCCCTCTCGCGTACAGAGCAACAAAGAAATTCGGTTTACGTCTTGGGCCGAGTAATCGATCCGTACCGAGTCTGAAGATAGAGAATGGGTTGGCACTCACTTGTGAGTATGTCGATCCTGATCTTTTGGATGATGAGGAAAAGAAAGAAAACTTGGCTGAATTAGCCGCTTGGAAATGGAGGACTGGTTACGAGTTATTCTCGTCCACGCGAGCCGCCATGAAGTTCCATCTAGCCGTATCTGCCACTAGGGTTGATCAGCCCGACTTTAAGCCATACCTGTATGGCGGCGAGTCGGGTGTGATATCCAAGAATGTGGGCGGCGCAAAAATCTTCATGCGGCCCGTAAGGAAGATACAACGAGGCTTTCCGCC